ACTCTTTTCCTTGGGCTTCCACTTCTTTCCGCTATGCTCCAGAATCCATTCCCTTGCCGCATCGCCTCCCGTGGGAGGGGCGGTTGTAGCTCCCGAAGTCTCCGTCGTGGGAACCTGCATCTTCTTCCCCCTCATTCTCCGAATGATGTCTCCATGCAACTCCCTTAACTCCTTGGCTCTCTGTGGATCAGGAATATCCAGGCCCTCGTTGGCCTTGATTGCCGCAGTAACTGCCTTAAATTCAGACACCAGTTGTTTATAGTCGTAGGTGCCTAATCGCTCGTACACCGCAGCTCGTGCTCTCTCCAATCTGCCAGCCGGTTTCGCTTTCACTTTCTGAACTGAGGTGACAATACGCTCACCAGTTTCCGTGATGTATCCATGCTCCTTGGTGGCACCCAGGTCGGTGGTGAATGGAGTCCGTTTCGGCACTCTAGTAAGTACGCGCATGGCAGATTCTCCGACAGCCTTGGCCTGTCCTCCCTCAGCCATCCCCCGGTATACTTGAGACAGCTGCAACTGCTTGGGCGTTGGTGGAACCGTCGCCTCCCCGCTGACATAGTCACGAATTTTTACCGATACGTCCTTCTCACCCTCTTTTCGCTTTTTTGCTTGTGCGTCTGCTGCCCTTCGGACTTCCGCGAATGTGTCGGCGACGGTCTTCTCCCTCGGCGTAGCAAGCTGTTCGGCGTACGCGAGCATACCCTTTTCGAGTTTCTCCTCTTGCGCGAGCTTCTTCTTTCTCGCCTCGCGTTTAGCGCGATACTCAGTCAACCCGGTAAAAAGATTCAACCCGGCGAGTGCGCCCCTCGTTGTCTTGGGTGCGCGTAACGCACCGAATGCCGCTGCTGCCGGTAAGACAAGACTCATAATGTCGGTGGTCAGGAAGTCTTGGATCTTGGTGGAGGCACCCCCGATCAACGATGGTTTTTTCGCTTGAGCCATTTTATCTCCTTATTCCCAGATTCCACCTACACCGCCCCATCTCTGCCCCCAGGCACTCCTGGGGCGAACCGGATACGGCACTGGGGAGATCCCCGACGGATTCGGCAGGGTGGTCTCTATGATTTGAGCGCGGGGATTCGGCATTGTCTCCACTACGATGGGCCGATTAAATTGCGGTGCTGTAGGCGTAAAGTCCGTTGATCCAGCCGACAGGCTGTCCAACGGGCCAGGGCCTCCAGTGGATGTCCTTTGAGTAGGGATAAGAAGGTCCTTCCCAACACTGGCGACCTGGGCCGCATCACCCGCCGTCGAAAGCCATTCCCTCCAGTCCTTGAGGCTCCCCCCCAATGGAAGCGTGGTGGGTGCTGTTCCAGCCGCTGTTCCAGCCGCTGTTCCAGCCGCTGTTCCAGGTGCTGTTCCAGCCGCTGTTCCAGCCGCTGTTCCAGCCGCTGTTCCAGGTGGAAACAATCCCGCTTGATAGGCACCAAATCCACCGGCACCAAGGGAACCGATCCCACTCAGTATGCTGGCAAGCCTGAGATTCTTTTTCTTCTGCCCCTTGGCTTTACTAGCCGCGATCCCGGTCCCTATGGACCCAGCCGCCAAGGCACCCATTACGAGTAAAGGAATCATTGGTAGTGGCATGATTATTTACCCCCCCCTTCAGTTCTGGTTATTGATTCTTGTCCAATAGCACTCGGTAGAACAGATCCCAACGGGCCAAATAGGGCCTGTTCACTCAAAGACTGTCGTCTGAGGAAATCTTGTTGCTGCGCGTTCAGCGTTGCCTGATCCACAATTCTTTCCACTCCACCAGCTCTCAACTGAGCGTCCAGTGCGGCCAACTCCCTTGCACTCTCCTGTTGCCCTGCCGCTAATTGGAGGGGAGCTGCACCAAGAGCACCTGCGAGTTCGCGCTGGATTCCTCGTTCTTCAAGGCCCATGCCAGCTTGCTCTGCCGCCACCTCGCGCTCAAGGCCTCTCTCTTGAAGACCCAGACCTGTGGTGGAAACGCCAAGCTCACGTTCAATTCGTCGCTCTTCCCTGGCCAGCTCATCTTGGATCGCCGGGTATAGAAACTCCGCTTCCGCCCGTGCTAGTGCTGGAGCTGCCGCCGTGGATCTACCCAGGCCTCTCAAGGTCAGCTGGCTAGTGATATTGGGTTGCGCTCCCGTGCGAAACGCCAGTCTCGCCGCTTGGATTGCTGGCGCGTTTTCAATCCCGGCTCCACCCACCCTACGTGCGGCCAGAGCTTGCGTAGGTGAAAGATCTATTCGTCGCTGGGAGAGTGCGGCCAGGTTACTAGGATCAACCCGTTGGGATGTGATGCCAGGAATCTGCCCGATCCTTGCTAGGGCCTGGGTCTCTCCAGTTGGTCTGTCGGCCAGGGTTCCCGTTGCCGTAATCCCGGCACGTTCCGTTCCCGACAGGGGTGCCACACCAGCTGGTCTGGCTGATACGAACGGAGTAAGAGGTGCCACACCCTGAAAAGCTTCAGCCCTCTCTCCGGTAGCCTTAAAAAAGGGCTGCAACTCAGGGGCAATGGTTGCCACTTGGCTCTTGGTGGATGTCCCACCACTCGGCCCGCCGCCCATTATGCCACCTCCTCTAGCAACTGCTCATGTGGGCATCGACCATAAAACCCACGAGCCATATTGCAGTTATGGCACAAGATTCTAAAACCCTGCGGCCAACCTTGATTCCTTAACCATCTGTATAAATGCGCCCCAAGTGCCTTTTTCATAACTCTCTCCTCATAACGATTCTCCTCGGTGTAAACCCATATTCCTTTTCGTAACGGTCACATAATTTCGGATTATCGCATTCAAGCGAGACCCACTCCGCGTTATGAATTCGACCCCATTCCATCATCTGCTCCCATACCGCCATCTCAAGGTCTCTCGGTAGACCATGATTGCGGTCCATCTCCCACTGTAGGAGGTGGAGATATAGCTTCCCCCCGGCCAGATCGTTTTTCATAATGGCACCGAAAAAATGCGCTACTATCTTGCCGTCACGCTCTGCAACGAAAAGCACTGTCTTGGGATCAGGTTTAACGAAGTCCTCATCTACCCATTGGGCCAAGATATCCCCGTTGCTATCAGTGGCTGGATACTTCCTCGAAAATCCCCGGATACGCTCCAGGGTCATTCCCATCAACGCCCGGTGAAGCGGTGAGTCTTTCTGTAGGTAGTGAATTGTTGGCACCGGCCTGGCCCGGTTAATGCTAATCGGCTTCTCTCTTCTCTTTGCGTTCATACGCCCACCTCGCTCCATGCCCCGTGATCGTAGTAGAGTTTGCTCGTTGTCTCGTCCCAAAAAAAACGCCTAGACCCGTCCGCCGTGGGACGCTCTGCGGTGATTCCCTGCAATGGGATCTCTTCCAGCCTTCGCACCACGAGGATGTGATCTTGGGATAGGGCAACCGTGATTTCCCTTGCCCACCGCAGTAGATCCTTTTCACTAATCGGCGCAGCGGGCATCCTGATAAATAAAGGTACTCGTTGGGTCTCGGCCATTACCTTCCCCCGTCCACTTCTACCCCGGCAACGGAACCCCGATAGATAATCTCGTCGGTGTTGGTGCCAGATTTCTTCAAGGAGAACAGCCTCCCCGGCTGTCGATGCCCGGTGACGTACGGGCCAGTTGCGCCCACATCGAGATCTTGTGCCGCAGTGTAGCTCGGATCTTCACCGTGTTCGCTGTAACCCAGCTGGACACTCACCGTCTGACTCGATGGTGATAGTTTGTAGTGATGATCGACTTGCTCCACCCGCTTGTAGCTTCGCCTGGTTCCCAACTGAAACATCCCGGTCTCCCAGGAGTGGATGATCCCCGAAGATCCATCGATGTTGCCCACATCCATGTAGGACTGACCGTTAATGTCGGTGACAATGACTCTCGGCACAATGCTCTGGAACTCCCCAATGGTAAGGGTTTGAGATCCAATCGTACCGGCCAGCTCCCCAACGGTCAGCCCGGTGGCCGCGTCCAGGGCCATCCCGGCTGAGAACCGAAGCGTATCGAACCTAAATGGGTAGGCATCGAAGTTGTCTAGGTTTATCAGGAGGGCAAGGTTACAGTCTGCGTTCCCAGTCTCAGGGAAAAACATCCACAACTCGTTGTGCTTCTGATTAACAAAGGAGAATGACCTGCCGAAACTCGCGAATGATCCATTGTCCGTGACATACTTGCGAATATGCTCTCCCAGGTCGGTGATACCCACTCCATCAAAGCGGTACGCTCCACCGTCCTCACCCAGCCAATAGCGGAACCCCCTGGAATCGGTAGCAATGTTGTTAGCGGAACTCGGCCCTCTCATTCCCACCGTGGAGGGGATAATGTCGTAGCGGAACGGTGCCAGGCCGCTGATCGCCGTCGCTGCATAGATCGCGTCCTTCTTGATCACATAAGTCTGCAACGCCCCTGCTTCCGCAAAGCACACGATGGCCCCCGGCGTGTCAGCTAGTAGCGTGACGTTCGATCCCCAACCGCTCTCGAAGTCCAGATCCGCAGAAACCTCCACAGCCACCGAAGAAACCGTCGATCCGCTTAGAAGGTTGCCAAGTAGCACCCGGTTAAACGCCACACCCATGCAAACCGCCTTGGGTGGAGATCCAGCCGCCGCATTATAGGCCGCTGCATCCCCGTCCCATTCCTGTAGAACATCCGCTTCGTTGATTCCCAGGAGGATTGTCGAGCCGCCCTTCTTGAAGGTACGGAAAATCTGTTTTTGCATTACGGTGGCTGTCAGCGCGGTGCCGGTAATATCAATCCAGGCATCGGTCCCGGCATCGAACTTGTGCCATCCCACGGTTGTCCCGATCACCGTGCGAAGCTCACCGTCCTGGCCCCTGTATTGGGCGAAGCCCGTAGCTCGTTGATTGATATCGCTCCCGAACGTCTGGCCGAAACCGGGACGGACCCCGAAGTCGCCGTACCTGAGAAGCCAGTTCTCCATCTGGAAGGCGAAACCCGGCGGAACTTTCATCCTGCCAAGGTTTCCTCTGAGTCCGCGTGACGGTTCAGGGATTTCTATTTCAGGTGCGGTGTCAGCCATTTCTATCCTGAGTGTAAAGTTGCGGGGATCAATTTCCACTTGTAGCCAAGCGTTGGATCTACGCTCACGGTCTCCCAATCCACATTTACGAGGGCCTTAGCGACCGTTTTATCCATCAGGTGAGGATCGTAAACCATGGAACCGTCAACCTGCTTCTCGGCCTCGCCAGCACGAGGGGAGGTCTGGAGATAGTCGCCGTTGGCAATGTTGCCAGCGGTATCGGTCACCCTCACGACGAACAAACCAAGTGCGGCTATACTGGCAACCGGGTTGCCCTTGCGATCAAACGAGACACTGTTCATTTCCGAATCTTTCTCAAGATGACGATACACGCCGTAAATTGCTCGTTGTCCACGAGAAGAAGACATTTTCACCATTGCTAGCTTCGCAATGTCATATGGTCCGCGATTTTGCTGCGCTGTTCTCAGCGGGATTATGTCTCCAGTTGCAACAACTACATGACCAAACTCAACCTGAGGCACGGGGCCAAGGAATTGCGCCCAGTGAGCACCCATGAATGTCTGATAACCGACGGTAGTTCCAGAAACATCTATTCTCCCCTCCTCGGAAGTTGCTTGCTTTAGAGAAATCAGCGTACCGTCGTTAACGCCACGGTCAACAAGAATAACAGTAGTACTATCTTTCCTAACCTCTAATTGCGTGTCATCAAGACTAAGTTGCCCGGAGCCACTAACAATGACGTTCGCCCCAGTGGACTGAAAGGTCATGTCAGAACCATTTCCAAAGATTATGCCTACGTTGTCTAAAAGCTGTATATTATCAGATAATCTAAAGTAGTCCTCATCCTCCATCCAACTAAACACGCCGTCGTTGTTCTCTCCATCGAACGTCCACACAATGTCCGTACCCGCGGTACCCCCTCCCATGGTCACGGCATGGGCGGTCATGTCGGTGCCACCGGCGGCTCCTAATTGGGTGTCTGTCCCGGCATCATCAGTAAAGAAAAGGGTGTTGGGCGTTGCGGTATTGACCCAGATCTGGCCGTACGCGGCCTTGTCCGTATCAGCGTCGGCCTGTTCCTTGATAAACAAAGTCCCGGCATCCAGCTTCACGCCACCGGAACCAACCACTCGTGGATTAATCACCACATCGGTGCCGTCATACAGGACTGTGGCATCCTTACCCGTGCCAAGGGTAACGCTCTCGCTGTCTTCTAGCTCCACCGATCCACCAGTGATTACCACATCACCAGACCCCACTACTGCCGGGTTAATAAGCAGGTCGGTCCCGTCATATTCGATATCTACGTCACCTCCTGTTCCCATCGTTAAGGCCGTTGAATCTGGCAAGGTGAGATCGTACTGGACCGTGATGAGTCCGGTGCTGCCAATGCTGAATATGGCAGATACATTAGTGTCCAGGGTGATGCCAAGGATTATTCCAAGGGCGGTTTCAAGCTCCCCAACCTTGTCATCGATCTGCGAGGCCAAGGTACTGTTCGTCATCCGGGCAGCTTTAAGCTGGTCGGATGCCGCGTGAACGAGCGCACCCGCAAGAACCACTGCGAGGACCGCAGCTAATCCCGCTTTAATCAGTCCGATATTTTTCAATGAGCCGGTCAAACTGTTCATTCTTAGCCTCCTGAAGTTTCGTTACGGCATTTAGCCCCGCTTGCGCCTCTCGGTGCGTCGGCCACATTTTCAACACGGCCTGGTAGATCCCCCTGGCCGATTCCAGCCGTCCCGACTTCGCTTCAACCAGGGCCATGTTCGAGGCCGCATCCAGGTAATTAGGTCTCAATGCCAGTACCACCCGGTAGTGCGCCTTGGCCGCTTTGTACTGTCGAATATGCGTAAACGCATTCGCCGCCATAAAATGGTAGCGGTACTCAAACGGGTTATATATGATCGCCCGTCTGAGGTCCGCCCGGCTATAAAAGTGCTCCGCTCTAGCCCGCATCAAGTTCCCCAGGAAAAATCCCACCTGGGAAACCAGTAGCGTCAGTATCAATATTCTTTTCACTCGCCACCCATAGAAGTCCGTTCAGTACCCAAAACAGCGTCATCCCCGAAGCGGTCTGTAGCGGGAAGTGGAACGCTGCGGTTACCAGGAAACCCAACATACTGAGTGCCAGGGTCTTTGCTGTCTTGCTGACCGTCCTCCACTTTAACCTGTCAACCATCATCCATAGGAACCACAGGAACCCCGCCAGGCCAATGGGGCCAGCTTCGACCAACAACTGTAGGTAATCGTTGTGCGGGGAGTGTATCGCGGTCTTTATTGTCTGCCCTACGCGATTGACGTTCGCCTGGCCCTGCATCACCCGGTCCCCCAGGATGGCATACTGAGGATAGACCACCACATAGTTACCGCGCCCTATACCGAACACCGGATGATCGACCACCATGTGTGCGGTATTTCTCCACCAATCAAGCCGGTAGCGAATCGAGAGGTCTGCACCGATCCCCATCTTCAAGACAAGCAGACAGGCGAATACGGTTGGAATGATGGCAATCGTTTTGGGGCAAACGGGGACCGTCCTCCAGATCATCACGGCCATTATCACCAGGAGGGCGAGGAACGCCGCATGGGAGTTTGTAACGTAAATCCCGATCCCGATTATCGCTGCCGGTATCAATCCCCACGGGGCCAAGTAAACCGCTATGGGAATGAAGGGTACCATGAAGATACCGGCCAGAGCGGAGTTACCAACCGACCCCTGATCGCCGGGTAGGAATATTAATACCAAGGCTATCGTTGCCCCGATCACAGACAGCCCCCACAGGATACCTTCCATGGCCATAGGCTTGACCGCATTCACCACTATCCAGAAAAGAGAGATCCCCATCAGATCCAAGGACAACGCCAGCACCAACTCATAGTGGTTCAGCGCACCCCAGGCCGACAGCACCGATCCCGCGAAGAACAGTGCAATCGGGTACAGGCACGGGAGGGAGACTTTCTTAGATTCTAGCAGGTAGCCAAGGCCGAAGATTACGAGCAGCCCCAAGAACAGAAGTTTAGGTAACTCGTACCCGTTCACGAGAGGCGTGTAAAATAGCAGCAAGCTCGTAACAGCGAGAAGGGGGAAAATCATTTCGACCTTCTTCTCCCACTTATCTTGCCACCCCTTTTTCCATAACAGGTTGAACACACACGAGTCCTTCCATTGAACATCCAAACTGGCCGATCTTGGTGACACATCGGGCAATACTTCACGACCATGCTAAAACAGATATGATTCCTTAACGCTTCTGCTGGGTACTGTTTCAATCCACATAGGGCGCAAACTGCGACGGTATAGGTTCGTCCATGACACTTAATTTCCACCCCCCGGTTTGTAAACTTCCTTTGCGCCATCCACGATTAGTCCTCGGAATGATTGGTAGAGCTGCCCCTCCCTGGTTTGTTCCATGCCCAGGTTAATGCACTCGTACCAATTCGTCGGTATATATCTTTGATGGAAGTCCTTATAAAAGTTACATTCCGCCCTATTGAATGGGACTTTGAGAACGTACTCCTTCCCTCCCTCTATGTAGAACAGGAACCAGGCCAGGAACATCGCCTTAACTATTTTTGATCTCATCCCGGTTCCGAACTCTGAGCCTTTCTCCCGCTCGTCCTCGCTCTCGCGTGAGAGGTAACCAGTTGTTCCCCCCATTGACGCGCCAGTGTTTTCCATTGAGGTAACCGCCTATCGTTGATCCCGTAACCTTCACAAGCGATTTCCAGGGCCTTGAACAGGATCGCCTCCCATGCATCCGACGTGAATATGTTCGAGTCATTGGCGGATGCCAGGTCGGTGAGCAGCCCGTAGTAATTACGATTAAGGGTAAGAACCTGATCGGGGGTCTTTCCCAACCGGATATTGGCACCCCATGCCGTGTAGTAAGTTGGCAAATCCTCTTTACTGGTGTCTGGAAACAGAATGTCGAAGGCTTCCTTCTCCCGGTAAATCAGGACTACCGTGGAGCTATTAGTAGGATGGGTGTACCAAATGGTATGAGGTCGGAGCCAGCCTGTCGGGACCGTATAGTCGTAGGTGGAAGCGACGGTGGCGAAGGTATCGGTGATCTCCCCGTATCTTAAATCGTACTGGCGGAGAAAGAATCGAATTGCTGCATTGATGCAGTCCAAACGGATTGCATCGGGTAGCCGGGTGGTATTAACATCACCCAACCAGTTCCCCATCGCTGCTTGCAGTAAAGTGAGTGTTGTGTTTGCCACATTAGTTTAGGAAACTTTTCTTTTGAACCTTGGCCTTCAAACTACCGGGGCCACCTTTCGAGTGTCCAAGATTCTTAAAAAACTCCACTCGCTTCTCATCTTTCCGCCCTACTTCTTCCTTCGATGACCTGACCGGACCCAAAGCCCGGCCAGGTTTCGAGGTCGAATAGAGCCTATATCCGTGACCTTCCTTCCGAATCACAGATTGAAGCTACAACCCGTCGGGGCCGTGGTGCTCTGCGCCCAACTCGTATCTGACCCGTCGAGGTCAAGCGTTATGTAGGTGAGTACACCACCGTTGTTGTATTGGATGATGAACTGATCGTTGCAGGTCAGTAACGCAACCTCGGCATCTTGACTCAAGTCCGGGGTCTCGGCCACATCTGAAGTTTCAACGATGTGGAATCCGCCAATGTCGGTCATCTCGAACAGATCGGTCCCGTCTTTCTTCTCGACAGTCATGTTCCCAGCGAACCTTATCTGGGGATCGAACTGCACGAAGTCCAACGCACCTCGAACCTCATGGAGACTTGTCTGAGCGATCAGAAGGGTGCCGGTAATCAAACCGCTCAGTAGCACCACGAAAAACGTGACAATCCCTATCTCACGGAGTTGTTTCATCTTTATCTCCTTTACAGACTTGATTACTTGGACCGTGTGCGTCCAAAGGCGTGGTCAACATCGGATACATGGCTGCGCTTGGGATACTTCAACCCCATCTTTGCCGGGGTCTTATCCCCGCCTCCTTGACCCTTACTCGCCCGGTTGTGAGCTGCCCCTTTGTACATAGCCACATCGCTCCGTTGCGCTCTCGTGCCTTTCAATTGCATCGTTTCCTCCTTAATCTCGCAGGTGAATGAATACCCGCCACCCGTCATTGGCCTTTATTTTTGCGATTACCTTGGGATCGGTGGTCTTAAACAACCCGTTCTCGAACTTTATCTCTTTGCCAATCCTCAGTTCCTTGAATCGATTACATACGACAGCGAACTCGGCTACCGACTCAACCGCCTCAACCTGTTCTTCGCTCTCGCTAACTACTTTCTTCTTGAAAGCCATCGTTATCCTCCGTAGCCGATACACAAACAGGTGATGATCGTAGTATTCAGATCTCCGGCATCGATACTTCCCATCGCCCCAGCCCCATCAGCCTCCTCATAGGCCCGAAGAAGTGCATTCGCCCGATCCCACCACACACCGTATCCCCCCGGTGTTCCACCAGCTGGGATTACGGCCAGGAGGGTTCCGTTGGTAGGAAGTCCCACATTTGCCGCTGTAACCGTCCAGGTCGGACCACCCGTGTCGAACGTGATATCGTACACGGTCATCATCAGCCCCCCTCGCAAGGGAGGCATCCCGGCACGTTTGGTAAAAGTTAGAGCCATCTGCTTCTCCTTTCATCCCTGGAAGGATGGGCCGCAGCCCACCCGACCAGGAGGTTACGTTACCCGCGTCGATTAAACACCGACGTTAGGTCGAAGAATTATTAAGGCACGAGTGCGGACATATTCTTCGCTACGCCGTGGACGGACTCATGCTCAAGCTCCAGCCCGATCTCAGTGAGCCACTCGTCTGTCACGCGGTCATCCCCAGGACTCTGGACGTTGTCCCTGTAGTGGGTGTCCCGGTTCTCGCCGTTGCCGATCAATGGCCTGTCAACCAGATATTTCTGGTCAACCAACAGACCCCAATCCTTGAACGTCGCGCTCTTTGAGAACAGTGCGTGTTGGCGGATCTGCAAGGTGCCGTACGGTGTGATGTAGGTCTGCATCTGCATTCCGTAACTCTCTGACCTCGGTGTGAGTTCGATCTGGCCGTGAATGCGACCGATCTTGTTGATCGTTGTAATGGCCGTGTTCCCGGCTAAGAATAACTTCTCATTGGAACCGTTCTCAAAGCAGTCTTCGAGGAAGGTCTCCCAGGTATCGATATCGACTGCATCGGCGAAGTCGGTCACGTTGGTTGTTACGAGTTCGATAAATCCCTTGGTTGTTCTTTGAGGTTGCACTCCGCTAGTGTCCTCCACTCCGGTCCCGAAGATATAAGCCATCTCTCTTTCGATGGCGTGAAGCTCCAGGGCCTCGCGTTGTCGCTCCAGGTAGTCGTTCCCGGTACGGACGTGGGTTGCTTTCTGCGTCCCGGTCACATCGAGGCTCGTGCGAAAAATCTGGGTGAAGTTCACGGTGCTTGACGGATCGTATGTGATCGAGGTTGGCACACTAGCACCTTCCAGGTGACTCGACCCGACAATTCTAACTACGTCGGCATCGTTCATGGTCGCTGCCGTGGAACCTTTCCCCCTGGCTACCGACAGAGAATCAAAACTGCCAGATGGATCGGATGTCACCCACATCACCTCAAGCGTTCGCTCATTGATAATGCTATGACCTTTGCGAAAAACCTTTCCTGGGTTGGTGCCGCTCAGTGTCAGTGTGGTGATAGCTGCGGTATGGGAACCGCTGATGCTTGCTATCTGGGTCGGTAGACCCTTGGTAAAAATGGTGAACTGTGGATCGTCGGTTGCTTCGACCTTCAGCTTTGAAAGTAAGGCGGTGATGCTGATCGGCGAATTCGGAAACAGAAGAAGAATTAGCTCACGGTAGTTTTTCGGCCTCTCATCGGATGAGAACTCGCCTGATCCTCTTAGTCCTAAAACTGGCATGGTTTATCTCCTTATCTACTCTATCGGAAGCCGTGACGATGCGAGTTGGTCGAGGTGCGTTGCCTCCTCTGAGTGGAAACTTCCCGGCCTTGAGGTTGGCCCCTCGCCTTGGATTGTCGGGGAGGCGGGTGTCTTTCCCCGGCTCGGCTCCTGTCCCGCCTTGATTGCATCTGCGTTATAGGCAAACCATTGCTTGGCTAAAAACGCTTGGGCCACGTCACCTGAGACCTGATCCAAGCTCGGATTCAAGTCGAACAGGTAATCGATAAAACCTTCCCTGGTATCTGCATCCTTTAACAAACCGTAGACCTCGTCACTCGACGCGAGGATGTCGAGTTGTGCGCCGATTGCATTTTCGATCTCGCTCCTCGCTTCTTTCTGTCTCACGCCCGATGTCGATTGCTGCAATTCCCAGACGGCCTGGCGCAGATCGTCCACCTTGGCCTCTTGAAACAGAATCCTCGTGTAGAGGGTTTTCAGTGTCTCTGGGTACATCTCGTTTAAGTCCGATTCCAATTCCCCAGAGTCGATGTCGTGCTTGATGAAGTTGGCCACCAGGGGCGCGTATTGCTGCTTTACAACCCCCCATACCTCTTCTGGTGTGGGTTCCTTCGCGACGGGAGCTGGAGTAGTTTTTAGCGTATCCAGCTCTTTTAGGTTGTCGAGGTACTTGGCTTGCAGGTGTTGGTGTTGGTCGTAGGTGGTAACGAGCTTGGGAAGCATCCCCTGCTCTTTTAACTGATCGAGGGTGTACTCCTGGCCGTTGACTTTGTAGAACTCAGTGACGGGTTTTGACCGCTCAGCTGTGATAACTTCGGTGCTGGGTTCATTTGGTTGTCCAGGGATGGACTCAGGTGGGTGCGTACGCCGTGCAGTCGGCCTGGTCGAAACCGCGGCGTTCTCTGTCGGCTCCTTTGCTGGAGTCCGTGTTGGCGTTTTCTTCGCTGGAAGCCTATTATTCGCTAGGCGTTCAACGAGTGCGTTTTTTTCCTTCGCTTCTGCCATAAAAAATCACCTCTCCCGTGATTGCTCCCGCTACGCAGATCGGCAATCGTGGGCTTTCCTACCGTGGCTCCCGGCCTCCGAACCAGATCGGCCTTGCGCTCAAAGCCAAGATTGCCCTTGCGGGTTCTTGAAAACTTCGCGGAGTGCGCTGCGGGCAATTGTAAAGAACGAATGTTTAGGAAGGAAGGAAAAAATCAGGACTGGACTACGCGAGGCTACACTCGGCTATTTTTTCTTCACTGTTTAGCCATTCATCGACCTCTGTTTGATGCCATCGCCGACAATTCCACCGCTTCATGCCGTGCGGGAACTCTCTCTCGTGGATGAATTTGTAGATGGTCTTCGGGTGTACCTGTAGATAAGCCGCCACTTGATCGAGGGTCAGTAAATTATTCTCCATTGCTACCTCTTGTTTAGTTCCTGAAGAGATTTCCGCTCACTTTCATACTCCCGAATGACCTGTAAGGGACCGTCTGCCTCGCTAATTATCTCTCTGACCTGGCCCATGATGTAGATCGCCTGGGTCGCCTCACCTCCCTGGTACGATCTCACTAGCCTACCGACCCTCTCCAGGGCCTTTTCTCGCTTCTCTGTCCACTCCTCGGACTTGATCAGCTCCAGGGCGCGTTTGTAAGTGGTCTCAAGGAGTTTTAGCTTCGTCTTCTTCGCTTCTATTGATCGAGTTACTGGATCTTCAGTCATTTTTGATATGTTGTCGGGCGATTTCGTTAGCAAGGATGCGAGGCCCGTATCGTTTAATAAAGGCTATCCGTAAAACAATTTCATTGAGATTCATTGTTTCATCGACCAGCAAATCCTTTATCAGATCGTCGCCCCGTTTCATTCGAGACACCCATCGGCTCCACATCGGGTAAGTGGTTTTTTTTGCGTCCGCAATCAGTAATCGGAGCCACTCTTCGCGTTTTCTCTTGTTTCTGAGTTCAACTTCTGGTCCCGTGAGAACTGCGGTTACTCTACACTTCTGTCCACACAGAGGGCATCTAAAAATCTTGGGTTTGGGATACTCCTGTCCAGTGTACCACTTAACTTCTACCTTCACGCTTTCATTTCGGCACCCCACATTCTGACACTCCCCCAAGATCAAGCCAGACGAAGATCCTAGATCATTCCAGCGATCAATTGCTTGACGGATAGACCTCTCGAATTCAGTCATGCCGCCTCGTTGGCCGGGATAATATCCCCCGCTTGTTGCTGCCGGGCCACTTCCTCGTCGGGGAGGACCGTTACCGGAGGAGCCTGGGGCATTTGCTGGATCTGGCTGGGGTCTTTGTAAAACGATTCGATGTTACGCACCCCGGTGGCCTCCACGCCCTCCTTGAACAGCTCGTGAATGTCGAGCATCTTGCCGTCAGCCCGTGGCTGAAGGAGCATGGGGTTCTGAGAGAGTTGCGCTCCGATCCTGTCCCAGACTTCAGGGAGATCCTGGGCATCCGGTGGCATCACCGCAGACCGTCCCACGTAGTCGAAGTTCCCGTGCAGGTCATCGGGGCGCACCGTCATGGACATTCCACCCACCTCACGGGCGAGATCCCCGCTGATCCTCAAAAATTGCTCCATCTCGGTGAATTGCTGGCGGTTGGATATCAGCTGCCGGGCCATTGGGCCGAACGCCATGATATCGAACAGGACGGCGTGTAGGACCATCCTCTTACCAGCACCCGCCTGAATGAGCTTATTCTCCCCTAGAGTACGTCTTTGAGTGGTGGCCCTGGCCTGACTAGTCTCCGATACCGCCATCATCCTGAGAGCCATATCCATGAGAACCTGATTGTCTTGCAGCATAGGCCGGGTAACGTCGGACAGGTTCATCTGGTGCATCATCTGGTCGATGGAAAGCCGCCCCTCCATGAGCATCTGCTCCCCCAGCTGGGAGAGGCGGAAATGGCCACCGGCATCCCGATCAAACAGATCGGCTTCCTCCACAAAGCTCGGCCCGTAGGCCATGGAGTTGTTTAAGTGCCGCATTACATTTTGAATATGGGAGTTGAAGATCCAGTTCATAAATCGCTGAATTCCATCGAGATTCTCGATCAATCCTGGGTTCTCACCTACGTGCGGATCTGGGTGCGCCTCGGCCTCTGCGTAAGTGAATTTCTCGTGTTCGTACTCGGTGCGGTGCGCCCGAATAATCACCTGATCATCGATCCACGAGAACCACCAGATTTCTGGCAGGGTGCCGGGTCCGAGTTTCCATTCCTTGGGGATCAGTTTCACTTGGAGATGGTCGATGGCATGGAAACCGTGGTCAAGCTCGTCCACGCTGCCGGTCATTCTGAACCTGGAGATATCGAACTTATTGATTGTTCTGCCGAAGCTCCCGCGACCCCTGGAGGTCTGCCTGGCACCCCCAGCTGCAACCTTGCTGATCTTATCGACGTTAAAGTAAACGCCGCCGTTCCTTTTGTCACGCTCCTTGATCCACATCGATCCTCGGTAGACCCGGTGACCGCTAAACTCCCCCTTCTGGAGATCGGCAATGGATACGCGGGGATCGCGCCATCTCAGAAACGGGTCCACGGTATGGATCAGACTGTACTCGCGGAGGGTCTCCCAGCTCCTTCTCTGGGTCGGCATCTTCATGGCCTGTAGTATGGCCTGGAACTTCGACGGTGCTGACCAGTGCTTCCAGCCCATCTCCTTCTCGAAGCTGACATAAAATGTTCCCTGGCCGTACCGGATGGAATCCCCCACCCCGCTAAACACCTGGAGAGGCAACGCCGTCTGTTCCTGGTCGTAGCCCAGGACCGCTTGCATCATCTTTGCTGGCTCGACATCCTCGGAACCAACCCCCATCACCTTCAGGATCGGGTCTTGGCGCATGAATATACCCATCAACTCCGTCTTGTGAACCTGTTCGATGGCGTACGACAGTGGCACCACGATGGACCGCTCCCAGGGCATCTCCTTCTTGTTTGCGTTTACCGACCCATCGCCCTTCTTCGCCTGTCGGCCCAGGTCGATGTACATTCTCAGATGCTCGTCCACCCGGTTCCAATCGTCGGCCCTATTGCTGACCACTCTCTCGGACAGCTGCCGTCGAGCGATCAGGCGCGAGATGATCTCTTGGTGGAGGGTCGTCCCATGGGCCAACCTAGTTTCCATGGGCTGATCGGTCTCCCTGATACTGCCCCCCTGCGGGTTGCTGGCCCCTACGAATTCTTGTGCCATCAGCTCTTCGCGTTGCCCTGGATGTGGAATGTGCGCTCCGCCCCCTCAGCTCCATCGGACACCAGCTTCAGGGCCGCACCAATCAGGGGATCAATGGTCACCGAGTTACCGGCACCGATATTGATGTCCGCGCCACCGCTGGTTTGGAGATCGCGGTAGGTTCCACCAGTGGCGTTGGAAATTTGAACCTTGACCGTACCGGTCAGTGCCGACGGGCCGTGAATCGTCATTGCCATCTGCCTCCTAGCACCGTTTAACCCCAGGTCCAGCTCGTCGGTCTCTGTCCCACCATTGGCAATCGTGAGCGTTGCGTTTCTCCATCTCTCTGTCGATACGGCCATAAACGTATCCCCCTTGTTTTTATTTCAACTCCATCCCCGTAATGATCCTCTGCGGACCACGGAGCATCTGCCGTCTTACTTCCCTTGACTCTCATCAACAATATCGAGTTGGGTTCGCTTCCCGTGCCTCTTGCGGTACTCCCGTTCGCTCCTCGCGGATCGTTGCAGCTGTCTCCATTCCTCTTCGCACTGGGAGCAGTATGCAGGGAGATTGCCGCCAGGTTTCATAAACACCGGCCTACCGCAACCGCGTACGCAGCTCCTCAGTGTCGGCTTCACTCCCACCGCTTTGCCCAACTGCCTGTCGAACTCGGCCTGGAGCTTCTCTCTGCCGAACCGGATCTCGCAGCTCGAACACACGTACGAGTTGCCCGACGGGTTCAACCGGCGAAGCTTGGTGACATTCGATCCCCTGCCACAAGCCACGCATGAGCACTCCTTTAAGTCTTCAAGAGTGAAGCTCATTGCCTATCACTATCGTCGTGCCGCTGTACTCGATCACGTTACAATTCGAGCACCGCTTCTCCAGGGTCACGTAGTCAGCCTCGATCAGCATACTGTTCGCCACGAGCACCTCTTCACTCGAACAGTGACACTTCTCATGTGCGCCGACTACGAACGGTTCCCCGACCTTTACGCCGTCTTTCAACTCGAACCTGAACATTCGGGTTCTCCTTTGCAAGCTTATCCATTCTCTCCTCTTGCTGCTCGTGCGGACCCCAGTACTTCTCCATCAGTTGGCGGGTCTTCGACTTGAGTAACGCATCGTCGCTACCGTGGCCTGTATCCCCTGATAGGTTCTCGATTTTAGGTTGCTCTGCCATGCTCACTTAAACATCCCAATTGCGCACTCTGGCGGTTAAAGCCTCAGTCAACAACTCGTACTCAACCGCTACTGCCATCGCACGAATGTCATGGGGAATCTTTGTTGGTTGCTCTATAATTGCATTGATTATTTCATCTTCCCTCTCTAACTGGCCCCATACTCGATGGATTTCTTCCCGTAGATTCACCTTACAGAAGTCTAAGTAACTCATTCGCGGAGGGACCGGCTTCTTCTTTCCCTTCGCCCGTTTCTTTTTGACGGGGATAGTTTCCCATGTTAACCGCTTTTCATCCGCTTCCGCCTTAGAGTTTGCTGCACCTTGCAATGTTATTTTCATAATCCTTGCAATCCCCATACCGCACGTAGCGGTTCGCGCTTCTTTACGTTCGATGCGTAGATAGCTTTATTTCCTAACATCCAGCACACAACCGCCTGGAGTGCCTTCCCGGCTGTCTCGGTCTCCTCTTCCAGGTCGGCGCGCACCTCTTCGAGGTGGAGGCGGTCTTGGGCGATCATGCCCTCCACCTTCTGACGGCCCAGCTCCTCGAACGCATACGCCGGGGCCTCGTACGTCACGAGCGGGATCTCCCCGGTCCCGTAGTTGAGTTTCGGCATTCGCCAGATGAGCTGCCGCCCCTGAGTCTTCTCCGTTATGATGTGACTGAACTTGAGATCCATCCTGTACTGGATGAGTGCGTTCTCTATCGTCGGCCAATCGCCAATCGTGCCGCCCACTGCGGTGAAGTCTTGGAACCCGGATGGACGCAGCTCTTCTGCGATCACCACCAGGCCACCGTTGGACTTGTCGAACTGGGGAAGCGCAAGGCCGCAGCATACGCGGATGAACTGCTTCTGCTCATCGCCCACATCGCCGAACCAGTACGCATCCGTACCCGGCAGGTTCTTCTTGTAGCCAAGGATCATCGAATTCGCCCCTTGTCCCACACTTGCCGACAGGCCAAGCACTCGCGTCCTTTTTTGGTCCGACGAGTGTTCGTCTCATCGAATGGATGACCATGGACACAATGCGTTTGAGCTGCGAATCGTGCGGCCAACGTGCGACCCCGCATCAAGTTGGTGCGTTGCGATACTGGCTCAAGGTGGTCGGGGTTCACGCAGCTACGGACCCTGCACAAGTGATCCAATCCGATACCAGCCGGGATCGGTCCCTTGAAAAGTTCGTATGCTACGCGGTGGGCATATTGAGTCCGACGTTCCCCGTATGGACCGTCTGAGCACTGGCCGTAGCCCAACGGCGAGACTCCCGCTGTCCACAACCAGCAACCTGAATTCGGTTCACGGATGTACTTCTGCTCGAATTTCTCCAGGGTTATCATGGCATTGCCTTCAAGACACGCTCCAGATCTTCGCGGCTTAGTTTACTGATTTCTTGCCCCTTGTCTATAAAAATATACGGAACGACAAACGGCAAACCGCCAAGGACCGCGTTCACCGCCAGCTCCGCGGCGTTCAGATCGGTGTTCGCCTCATGGTGCAGCACGAGCACATCACCGACCGTGAAGTGGAGCTTCTCGATGACGTTGATCACCTACTGCTCGCCCCCACTGCCGTCAAGCCTCTGTCATCCTACCCCCCTGGAACTCCCTCTATGTTTTGCCCGACCGGAAGTGACCCGGAAATTTATCCAACTCAAATTTAAACCTAGTCGCCGTATGCGCACTGTGTGGATGAACAACCGTTAGGTAGCCCTCTCTTCTCGCAACGCGGGTGAGGTTCTGAATTTTGCTACGGTCACAATGGAAGATCCCCGACACTTTACGCTGCGGTAGATAGATCGGGC